CGCAGTTGGGCATCTAAATATGGGGTGGAGGCGTAACTAAAACCCCCCATTTACCCCCCCAAAAAGAGCCTTTTAAGGCCCGTAGACGGGATAGAATTAGCACCCTGACCACATATGGTCGGGGTGCTTTTTTTATGCCCTTAGAATTGGTTTTTGCATATGTGCATATATGTATAAATATATGTATATACTCTTATAGTCGCTCGCCTGAGGCTCGCTCCTGCCGGAACCCTGAAAAAGAGAAATGCCCCCCTACCCCCCACGATTGAAAATCGTAGCAGGTAGGAGAAACACCCCGTCAGGTCCGGCTCGTGCCGTCGCCCGTCAAATGGAGTTTCTGCCCCACGCTCTCGCGCAAGCGCAACACTACCACTCGGCGCTCCGTTGACAAGCGAGCGTGTCGTGTGCATAATCCGCACATGGACAATCAACCCGCCTACATCAGCCACAGTCAGTTTACGACTTGGCTGCAATGTGGGGAAAAGTACAGGCTCACGAAAATAGTGGGCGTTGAGGAAGATCCAGCGTGGTATTTCGCTGGTGGCACTTCGGTGCACGCGGCTGCTGATGCCGTTGACCATCAACTGTTGAAAGATAGGCAGTGAGTCAGGCCGCTTACGACGCAGGGCTTCAGGTGTTTAGGGAGACGCTTGCGGCGGAAGAAGCGAAAGCACCGAACGGCACATGGAAGGCCGGTGGCAGGCCCACTAAGAAGTATCCCAACAAGGAGGATAAGTCTTGGTGGCTTGCGGAAGGCCCGACAATGGTGCACAACTATTACAATTGGCGACAAAACAACCCAAACCTGGACATTTGGTACACACCGGACAATACGCCCGCCATAGAACTAGGCATCATGGTGAACCTCCCCGGCAATGTGACACTCAAGTCGTACATTGACCGCGTGTTCGTTGATCGTGAGTCGGGGCAGACGATGGTGGTAGACCTAAAGACTGGTCAGCCACCTAAGTCTGCGTTGCAACTTGCGATGTACCGCCTCGCCTTACAGCAGCAGTTTGATGAATCACCGCAGTATGGTGCGTTCTGGATGGGTAGGACTGGCACGCTCAACGCAGTACACAACCTGGAAGAATATCCGATGCGCATGGTGCAACGGTGGCTGCGGGATGTGTCTAAAGCAATCCAGTTGGGCGTGTTCGTTCCTCAAATCCAGCACTTGTGTGCTTACTGTGGTGTCAGACAGTTCTGCTATGCTCACGGCGCAACTGAATATGTACCTAACTTTGAAGATGATTTGGAGAAGAAATGAGTAGTGAACCGAAGCACAAACTGACGGTCAAGGTTGGTGACGCTCTGCGTACCGTCCAAGCCGACACGCATGATGAGTTTGTGGATGAAGTGCGTAACGCGCACGACTCCTTGCAAGCCTGCTACGACCTGCTTCAGGCAGCCAAGGCTGTCGGCAACTTTGCGGCGACACCTGCACCTGCTGCTACCCCTGCCGCTGCACCGGCACAAGCACCTGCTGCGTTCTCTGACGCTGTGGCTCAAGCACCCATAGGGCCGGACGGACAGCCGATGGTTCCCAAGACTGGCACGAGTGCTAAAGGCCCGTGGAAGGGCTGGTTCGATGCTCGCGGTAAGGGTTTCTCCGATCCTATCTTCTTGAACCGTGGCACACCGGAGTGGAATAACTTTCCAGCATGAGACTACTTGATAGGGCTATCCGCCACATAGACCAGGGCAAGACGGTAATCCCCCTTCCGTTCAAGTCTTGGTCTGATAGCCATATCAGTATCCGCCGTGGTGAGGTCAGCATGATCGCTGGCCCACCCGGTGCGGGTAAATCAACAGTCGCATTGGCTATCGCCATGCAAGCGCAGGTTCCCACCTTGTATGCCAGTGCTGACAGCCACGAGTCCACTATGGCTATCCGATCCCTCGCCATGTGCACAGGTATCCAGCAGAGCGTTATTGAGGAACGAATCCAGAGTGACCCTGGGTGGGCGACAGCCATGCTCAGGGAGAACGCCAGTCACATACGGTGGATGTTTGATGCGTCCCCTACGTTGGCTGACCTGGAGGACGAAATCAACGTGTACCGTGAGTTGATGGGTGAGAGCCCATCCCTTGTGGTGGTTGATAATGCCGTGGATGTGACTCACGATAGTGGGGACGAGTTTTCCTCGCTCAGGTCGTTGATGCGTGAGGTGAAGTGGTGGAGTCGTGACACGGGGGCTGCCTTCCTAATCCTGCACCACACATCCGAAGGGTACGAGGGTTACCCGTGTCCCCCGCGCTCGTCATTGCATGGCAAGATCGCTCAGATTCCTAGCCTCGTGGTCACGTTGTCGTCTAACCAGCCGAACATGATGGCAGCGGCAGCGGTCAAGAACCGTTACGGCCCCGCTGATGGGTCAGGTCAGACTGCCGTGTGGATGGACTACCACCCCGCTACCATGCAGATCAAAGATATAGACTGATGAGTACATACAATAAAAAAACTGACAAGTTAGGCTACTTTACGCACGCCGCATGGGACAAGACTTGCCCATCTTGCAAGCAACGCATTTATTCTGGACAAATCATTGGCATGAGTTTTGTTGTTTCTGAAAGCAAACGTAAGTGGCTGTGCCATTCATGTGCGGTCGCAGAGGTCGGTATCCGATGAGTACCTACAACAAGGTCAAGGGCACTAAGTTTGAGACAGACCTAGAGAACTACCTCAACGAGTCAGGGGTCAAGGGTCGCAGGTTACCTCGTGCCGGGTCGAAAGATATTGGTGACGTATCCCTGACCCTCAAAGATTTCACTATCGTGATCGAAGCCAAGAACGTCAAGAAGCAGGACATGAGTGAGTGGCTACGTCAAGCAGACGTAGAATCGTGCAACTTTGAACTTAAGTATGATGTCCCTACCGTCCCTGTCGTGGCTACAAAGACCCGACAGAAGGGGATCGGTGAGGCTAGGGTGACGATGACCTTGGACACCTTGCTGGACTTGTTGAGGCTAGGCCAGGTGACATGATTATTTATCTGGAGCCGTGGGAGTACGAGCATGCTAACCGTGTGGGCATAGGGAGATACACGGCAAATTGGGATAAGCAAGATGCTGCGTACTACGACAAGTCGCGCATGCAAGACGACAGGACAGCGCAAGTTGCGGCAGCCGCCTGCGAATTAGCGGTGGCTAAGTACATAAATCAATACTGGTCTGGATCGGTTTGGCATAAAGATTCTCACGAAAAGTATAAAACAAGTGCTGACGTTGGCTACAACGTAGAGGTTCGCAGAGTTAGGACGAGGAGTAGCGTGGCTGTCCGGCAAAAAGATTTAGGTCGTCGCCTTTATCTTTGGGCTGCACGAGCAGTAGAGCCTGAGTTGAGAGAAGTTGAACTTTTAGGCCACATAGATTATGACCAAGCCTGGAATCGTGCCGAAGAAAGCCAGTTTCAGGGGACAAGATACCTGCCACTTGATAGACTCAACGCGCCGTGACGGACGCACAGTTTGATATTTGGCCCGTGTTAGAGCATTACGGATGGGAACTGCCCTCACCCCGTGGCTCCTGGCAGAGCGTCAAATGCCAAATTCACAATGACACACACGCTTCATGTCGCGTAAGTTCCGACACAGGTAGGCTAAAATGTCTGGCATGTGGCTTTCGCGGCGATGCTATCCAGGTTGTTCAACACTACGAGGGGTTGAGTTATAGCGATGCTATCAACAGATGCGAAGAAATCTCTCAACGAGGCAGCGGAGACGTACCACAGTCAAGCCGTAGACATTCAAGACTACCTTCAAAGTCGCGGAATAGACGATCACGCAAGTCATACACACCTCCTAGGCTACGTCAAAGACCCGGTGATAGGACATGAGCCGTATCAGGGCAGGCTATCCATACCGTACCTCACGCCATCGGGCCTAGCGGATCTGCGGTTCCGATCCATCAAGCCGGACGATTCACCCAAGTACCTGTCCCGCCCCGGCGCAGAGCAGCACATCTACAACGTGCTGGCGTTCCAAGATGACTCCGATGTTATCTGCATCTGTGAAGGTGAGATGGACACGATCATCATGCACAGCATGGTAAAGATCCCCGCTGTCGGTATGCCAGGGTCTAACGGCTGGAAGAACTGGTACTACCGGGCATTCACGGATTACAGGAAAGTGCTTGTCTTGACTGACGGTGACTCGTCGGGGTACGAGATGGGCAGGAAGATCATGCAGGCCATTGACGTAGCCGTCGTTGTCGCCATGCCAGATGGTACGGATGTGAACGAGGTTTTCCTTGCGGAAGGCGAGGAAGGCATGAAAAAGAGGATGGGGCTGTAATGGATATTTGGGTGTGGTACTGGATGTGGGCACTCGCCGCTGTCATTACCGGCGGAGGCATTATCGCCCTCACTATGTGGGCCGTTGCCGTGTTCGATGAACGTAAGTGGCGTAGGCGAACGCATGAAATAATGTTAGAGAGGCTTGATTGTGAATGATGACACCGTACGATTGGGAGATGCTGCTGCGCTCTCTGAGTTCCTTGGGTATAAAAGTGCAGAGTCAGAATCGGCAGACGGGGAAGATCGTCCTGTCCGTGTACCCATTACCCCGCCAGAACATAAAGGGTACGGGATAACAACTAACGAACTAGCCGAAGCCCAGCGCAGGTTCACTAACTACGCAAGGCTGCGTATCCTGGGCACAGGCAACCGTGAGTATTCTCGTGGCAGCAAGCAAGCGTTTGAGGACATGCACCTGCACCGTCTGATTGACGAGATGCGGGATGAGATTGCAGACGCGGTGAACTACCTGACCTTCCTAGATATCCACCTATCCAGGTGGAAAACCACGTTGGAGGAAAAGTTATGAAACGAGTATGGGTAGTTTCAGACCTTCAAGTGCCGTTCCATGATAAACGTGCCACGGCTGCGTTAGCGCAGTGCATCGCTGACATGAAAGATAAGAACGATATTGTTGTCAGTATCGGTGACGAGATGGACTTCCAAACTATCTCCCGCTGGTCGGCTGGTACACCGCTAGAACACGAACGTTCTATAGGTCGTGACCGCGACACCACGGTGCAGATACTCAAGGATCTACAGATCCAACACGTTATCCGATCCAACCACACGGATAGGCTCTACAATCAGGTCATGCGTCGCCTGCCCGGTCTACTCGGCCTACCAGAGATAGAGATACAGAACTTTCTGCGCCTACCTGAAAACAAGATCACCTACCATGAGCAGGCTTTCCGTGTGGCCCCTGGATGGGTGGCGATGCACGGTGACGAGGCCGGTATCAGTCAAACCAGTGGGCAGACAGCCGCTGGACTGTGCAAGAAGGTTGGTTTATCCGTGGTCTGTGGTCACACCCACAGGCTAGGCTTGCAGCCACACACCACAAGCGTGAACGGTCGAATCACCCGCACCCTGTACGGGTTTGAGGTGGGCAACCTCATGGACATGAAGCAGGCTAAGTACGCCAAGACCCACAACTGGCAGCAAGGATTCGGCATCCTGTATGTGGACGGAAAGAACGTTTATCCCCAGCCCACCCCGATTGAGAAAAGATCCTTTATGGTGGAAGGAAAAGTGTACTCGTGGTAGATGAGACGCCTGAGATTACTCCCCAGGATATGCGTATCGCCAAGCAAGGAGCGTTGAGTGCGTATCGTTCCGGTCGTGGACTCGTAGCCGCAGAGGACATGATCGGTGAAGGTAACCTGTGGATGGTGAAACACTTGGACAAGGTGGTTCACTGGCGTACGCAAGGTAAGCATGGGCAGAACAAGTTACGTCACGCTGTCCGTCAGCGTTGCCTGACTATCATCGCCAAGGAACGTCGGCGTCGCTCCGGCCTGCAACCAGGAGATATCTTCTACTACACTACCGCTATGATCCGCGAGTTGCTGCCTGACATATGGGACGAGGACGATTGGATTAGCGGTAACACGAATAACGCTGAAGAAATTAGAAACCCATCACGCGCATCAGAAGGTAACAACAGGCTGGCTATGGTGGCTGATATTCGCTCATCTTTCTACACCTTGTCGAAAACCGACCAGAGCCTCCTGGAAGATTTCTACCGGGACGGTGGTGTCACCATAGATATCATGGCGGCCAGGTTGGAAGTTACTGAGCGTACTGTGCGTCGTCGTGACGATAGGATCATGGAGAAGATGGTGGAGCGTCTTGGTGGGGAGCCTCCGTGGACTCGGTGAGTGCTTCCCCGCATACCTCACACACTAACCAACTGCGCCACTGAATGTAGATGCACTGATGCTCGCTCATTTAGTTTGGGTTTCGCTCATCACCGTAACGATCTAGCCACTTCTGCTTATCTTTAGCAGGCCAGTCAAACTTAGACGGCTCCGTCGGCTCTTTACTATCCTCATTTACTTCGGGATCGCACATGGTTCTCCTTCGCAACAGTTATCCTTGTAATGGCATGTGGGGCACAACCATCGGTGAGCAGTACCGTTGTACTGCGTTCCACACCAAGGGCACTCAATCATGCAGTTTTTCTCCCACTATGCACTGGCAGTAGCAGCCCTTACACTCCTCATGCAGTCCCCTAGATGCCTCAAAAGTTTCTTTGGCTTTATCGTTATCTCCCCAATCTTCTGCCCTACGCCCTCTCTCGTTCAGCGTTGCCGCTGCCTTACAGGTGGTACATATCATCGTTAGCCTCCAGCGGGTCAGGCCCGTCAGCGGGACAGGGCACAGAAACTATCGCTCCACAAACCATACACACACCATCCAGCAAATACATCCCAGGCTCTTGCGTTTCGTCGTCAAAGATCGCTCCGATCAGGAACATGTCTGAACCGCAGGGGCACACATATGTGGGTATGCCCCTGTAATCAGACGTACTTGCCGCATGGAACAGGTGCTGCATCCACGGCAGAGGGTGTACCGCTTTCCTGTTTCTCCACCGCCGCAGCATCAGCAGTCCTTCACGCCCGTGAACCCAGCACCGTGTGCGTGAGACGCACTCCAGTGGTGCCGCCCACCTAACCCAGGCTTACGGGGTGTGGGGTTTACCGCAACCCAAAAGACTTCTTCCTGTAAATAAGGAGGTGCCTTGTTTGGTCGCACGCCAACATACCCAGGATCTACCTTCGCAACGTAGTGATCCCAAGTTTTCTGGACGAACTGAAACCCGCCGGAACCGCCGCTTGACTCTGCCTTGAAGTTAGAGCCTGACTCTCTACGCAGTAGGCATTTCCGAAACGGCTCCCACTTTTTCTCGTAATGCCAACCACGGTAAAGCGAGTCCGGTATTTCTTCCACATTCTTGGTCGGCTTCCACGGGTTCTTGTAATCAAAGTCAGGTTTATCCATCAATACTGCCGCCATAACTAAGGCTTCAATCATTTCTTTCTCCTATCAGTTTAGTCACCATCGCCCGCATCGGCTCAGGGCCAGGGCTGACGATCTGTTTCCCTATCGCTTTCGTTGCTTGATGTTTAGTTTCGTATGGGCCGAACGTGAACCACCCCATCGTCGCATCGTGCGCCATGACAACCCAAGTATCTCTCTGCTTCAGGCTCTCGTAGACGGATCGGATTACTTCCTCCGATAGGGTGTCTATGTCCTCCCATTCTTTGTCCAGCAGGGCCGTTACAGCCCTTATTTCGGCTACTCTAGGCCGCATCATCCCTCCTTCTTGAGGAGGAACGTAGTCGTTGCCGTTCGTTTGGTGTTGTTGCTGCCCAAAAACCCTCCGTTTCATTCCAAACGGCATATTCCAGACATTCAGAATAAATCGGACAACTCTGACATATCTTTCTTAGTTGAGGATAGAAGGACACTCCTTCACCTCTCTCCAAGAAGAACAGGTCAGTGTTTATGCCCTTGCAGGCCGCAGCCTCCCACTCAACCTCATCGTACTTCATCTACCTCAACCTCCAGAATCTCATCCTGATCCACTAACCACTCCACCAACTCTTTCGGGTCGGTGAAGTGGCGGTGTTCAGGGGTGTAGCCACCAAAGATCGAAAGCCGGTAACGCATTAGAAGTCCTCCAATGCCTTGACCATCTCCGGTATCTCATCGGGCTGGTAACCCAACAATTCTACGGCAGTGTCAGCGTACTGCTGACTGCCGGGGTCAACGTAGGGCCACGGCTTGATGCTGTAACCCTTGTACTTCGCGTATCGCAGATACATGGCACGACCAACTAACTGTGTCACATATGTGCGTTCCATCTCCTCACTCATTCTGTTTCCTCTCTTTGAACGATTGTCCACACATCCCATATCTGGTCAGTGTCTCTATCTATCTCTGTTGTCAAGCGGATCATACTTCTTCCTCGTAAGGCTCAACGACTCCCTGACCGTCGTAGCGAATGCGCTTGCGGGTGGTTTCCCGCACGATATTTCCCATCCCGTCAATCTCAACCCGATGTTTCACGATGAAATCAAGCGCGTCCCGTAGTTGCACCACTTCATCCATATCCATCCACTCAACAAGCCACTGGTACTCAAAGTGCTTCGGCTTCCTGAATACCTTGTACCCGATAGAGATGGGTGACGAGTCAGGATACTCCACTTCACCTATCTCAGCAGACACCACTAGACTGTTTACACGCTCACCAGCAATGTCAATATCAATGTTTGCGTTCTTCATTTCTCCTCCTTCTTGTGACACTTGCAGTCACAGTTCATTACTATTCCATAAACCATGTAGGAAAGTCCAGGGCATCTGTCACATTCACGCTCCTGCCCGTCCCACTTCTTACACCACGATGTGATCGGCATTAGTCAAGTTCCCAATACGGGGTGTCCTCAACAGGGAGCCGCGCATCTTCCAGGTCATGCTCTTTCAGCCACTCCAGGTAGGCGGCATGAGACTTGACATGCACCTCGTATCCAGCCTCACTCAATGCCTTGATGGTGGGCCAGGGATCTGTCGCAACATCTATCCCGTCCCATATTTCTGGCACGAACGGGTTACTCTCCCAATAAGTGCCACGATCACTGTCCACCTCGTAAACCTGTATTGGCTTTGTCTTGACAGGTGGAAGCACCTGATCTTTCCAATCTGAATACATTCCTCTATCCTTTCTGTCGTTGTAAGTGCCCCGTGTTCGCTAGAGCCGGGGCCACGCTCCGTCCAAATCCGCTAACCATGACATAGCGGGTGCGAGCCTGTTACGAGATAGCACCTGCCATTGTGCCAATACTACCCCGACTTCCTAGGTTAGCACGAGAACCGGCCTTGCGTCCGGCACTCTGCGTACCCTTGCCACGGCCTTCCCAGCCGTTACCACGGTACGACCCTCGTGCATTATTATTGTCCTTGTAGTAGCCGTCCACTTCCTCAGACTTACTTGCCAGTACGAGCGCACCGGACGTTACCAACCCATCAACGCCGGTCACGAGCACGCTATCGGCTGCCCTATCCCTAGCCTCCAGTAAGCGTTTCGTTACCTCATTCCTGAACGCAGTGTAGAAGGATCGCCTAGCAGTGCGCCCATCCATCGGCTTATCCGACCACTCCGGCCCCCACTGCCCGTAAGTCTCGTACTCAATCGTGTCGTTACGGTACGCCTTCGTCTTGAGATACCGTTCCGCAGAGTCCACCATCTGCACACTCAGACTGTTGTATAACGCTTCGGTAACGTCAATATCTGACGGGAAACCGTAAGCGGTTACATACATACTGTTATGTGCGATTGTGAACCTCACATCGTTAGCGTGCCCGATACAACACATCAACTGCACGAAGAACGGCTTAGTGCGGGATCTATCGCCCCACTCAAACATATCTATGTGCCTGCTGGTCACCTGCTCACGCTTGTGCTTGTCCTTCTGCTTGTTGCGTGCCACTTCCAGGTTAATAGACGCGACCGTCGCTAACTCTTGCGCCTTTGACATGAGAGCGTCACGCTCATGCTCACTATCGGTAGACTCTGCCTTCATCAGCAGTGCACCGATCTTACCCATCAAATCAGACATATTGCTTCCTTCCTATCGTTATTCCTTCTTTATCTAGCAGGATCACATACACCAACCCTGCCTGCAACCCTACGTAGTTCTCTAGTAGGTCAAGCATCACCTCCGCAAACCCTTCACCATGCCCCTGACACGGTGCCAGGTGGTGTGCTACCTCGTGCAGCACCACCGTCTGTCGCCAAGCCCACGATCCACTATCTCTCTGCGGGAGAGTGATACGGCCCATGCCGTGTGTGTAGTACGCCTTCCTGTGCAGGCTCTTGCGTCCCTCCACTACCCTCACTTTCCCGTGTCGCGTGTCGTGCCTGCTGTTGTAGTCCCGTATGACTGCGTTCGCGTACCGTTGGATGTGATCTAACTCCCCGAACTTGTACTCTACGGGCATCGTTAGTTGCATTCCAGCGATACCACGGTACGTCTTGTCGCCCTCACTGCATACGTCAAGTATGTCCCGTAGTGCAAACTCCACTTGGTACACCTTGTTTGCGTCTCTATCCATCACATTCCTATCCGTAGATAACGTCACCTAGCGTAGCGGCCTGCACTATCTGATCCGCAAGATCCCCATCTATCTGCCCTGCATCGTAGTCCAGCACCGCTTTCCTTACTGCATGTCGGTATGAATCGTCCAGGTCCATCTCGTTCTCTTTATCCATTATCATGTGGATACCCGCTTTGATTGTTTCGTGATTCAGGACGTACATGTGGGGCCTTTCGGATTCTTTATCCATGATGACCGCTTGCGCGTAATCTTCACCCTGCCATGCGTAGGCGCGGGTACTTGCCCAATACCCGATGCCCTGCACCCCTGACTCTATCGCTGTGGTTACTACTGATGCCGTGAAGTGTTTAGGTATCATCTTTCCTCCGTACGGTTTAGTCCTGCCCTGACACCATGCGACCATTCCTCAGCGCATAGCCTTCCTACATAGTCTGCGATTAGTACGCGATCTTCCTGCTTCATGTCAATATCCATGAGGAAGTCTCGCATCTGATCCCATGTCTCTGACTTCATTGGTGTTATCACTGTCACTCCTTCCATCATCCCAAACCAATTTGGAAAACACCCTGCGAATGCTTGGCAGCACCCTTTGCAGCAACCGCAGTTGCCGCACCATGCACCATTCTGCTCGTCCTCTGTCGCTCCGCACTTATCACACCGACCCCCAGCAAAATCGGGGTCGTAGTCATCTAGCGGCCCTGCCACGCATGTCATCATAATCCATTCACCCATTCCTCAATCATCTCGTGCACATGTTCCTCGTCCTGCCGGTCATCGTAGTACGTCCCACCCAATGACGGTACGGAAACTCCCATCACTCCCGTGTAATACTCGTAGGAATACTGCCCGTCCGACCATACCGTCTCAAATACTCGCACGCCTAAGTGCTCCGTGAAGAATACTCTCTCCAACTCGTCCACATCTTCCATCACTCTGCCCGTCCTCTCTGCATGATCCATATCAAGGCTTGCATGTCTCGTGGCTGCATCTTCCATCGTCGCGCGAGTCGTCGTACTGCTGCCGTCATCTCACGGTACTGCTTCGCAGTCGGTGTTTCCCTACCGTCTACTCCGGCTGCTCGTACCATGTGTACGTCTATCGTTACTGCGTCCGTGTCCCCCGCGATATTCCTAGCGAACGCATTAGTTTTCGGCCCCTGCAATGCGGGGATACCTTGACGCATTACTGCGTTAGCGTTCGGCCGTGATTGAGGTAGGCCGGGGGTGGGCTTACCCTGTAAGAATAGTTCCGTTAGTTCCTTGTTACGTTTCCATGACTGCCGTGGCGAGAATGCGGCGATGATGCCTGCAACTATTTCTAGCGTGGTGTCGTATTCGTAGGCCAGGCCATACGCATACTGCGTCACCTCGTCGTACCATCCCACACCTTGTGCTATCTGCTTAGGGGTGGGGTCGCCTAGCACTTTCTTGTTACGCCTAACGTATCGGCGCACGTTACGTTCCTCAAGTGCTTTCATGCTGCCGTCCTTCCATCCTGTAGAGCCTGTAGTGACTCTGCCCGTACCCTAGCATCCACTAGGGTACAGACACAATCACTTGACGGTTATTTTACCGTCACGCTTAGTGATACTCGCGTACCACTTACGGTTAGTGTACGGGTCTGGCCCAACTACCGTATAGGTATTGTCTGGCGCGTCCTCTAATGCCCCGTCGTATTCGTTACCGAACANNGACGTAGCCTCCAGCGATACCCAACTACCCGCGGCTACAGCCTCGCGTAGTGCTTTCTTACTTGGGAAACGTGGGTGAATACCTTGCATCATTCCATTCCTTTCATCCGTTTTGCGTTACGTTGTAACCCTAGGAT